GCCCTTTGAAAGTTCTGAATTAAACTGAGCAAGTGTAAATACATCTCCACTTAGAGTAGAATATGTATCTTCTCCTACTTTCTTTAACGTACCAATCTGAACTGCGGTATCAGCAACATTCTTCTTGAAGTCATACGTTGCCATATTAGCATTCTCGATAGACTTCCAGTCGATGAGCTTAACCGCTCCAGTACCAATAGCCTGTGACATGTTGTACATAGCTCTATTGGCATCTGTAATGTTAGCACCAGATATAGCAGCCCATGTTGCAATACCCTGCATAGCCGATACTGCATCATTCAGCTTAACATTGTTAGATGTAAACTTACCGATATTCGATACCATATCTGTAAATGAATATGATGTCTCGTCGGTGAACCAGCTAAGTTCTTCCAGCTGGCCATTTACAACTTCCATCTGTTCAGCGGTATTGCTAAAGTCTTTAGCGGTTGCCGCCATAATGGTCTGAACTGCAGACGTTTTCTGGGCATATCTATCAAAACCAGCTGTTACCTGGTCAATAGACATTGACTTAACAAGTCTAGCACCCATATCCATTGCCGCAGATGTAATCCTTGCAATTGCTGTCACACCTGCAATTTCTAATACCGAAAACTTATTTGAGCATTCTTCAATAGATTTGTTTGCTCCAGATAAGTCAAAATTCTTAGCGGCATCGCTAACATTTTTTAAGCCTTTAAAGCCATCTAAGTTAAGAGACTTCTTAAGCTTTTCAAGAGTTGACATTGTTTCAGCTGTCTTCTTTTGGAAGTCAGCATTGTCAAACTTCATTTCTACTACACGTTCATCAATGTAGGTTGTCTTACTCATGACATATACTCCTTCCAGACAGCATCTTTCAATTGTTCAAGTATTGGGTCAAGGGTTGGCTCGATAAAATTATAGCCAGGAACCCAAGTACCACTTTTCGTGGCATGCCCTTTATCTATCAGTATAGCGACATTACATCCACCTTCAACATCCGAGTTACCCCAGGATAAAGTTGATGTTTCGCCATTGTCTTCAATATCAAAGTACCAAGAGGAGGCTGCCAAACCTGTATTAACAGGGGTAGCCGCTCTTAGTGCTTCAACGCCAAGTCGGCCATATCTTTCTAAAATGTTACGATAACTTTTCTTCTGGAGTTTATTCAAAAACTTAATTGTATTGCTGAAGTCTCCTTTATGACTAAAAGTTATACTCATTTTGAAATCCCTAGCCTTTCAAAGCTTTTCTAGTATTTGCTCCGCAGAGGCCATCCTGAGTAAGTTTGGAAGACTTCTGGAAGTCGATTAAAGCTTTCAATGATTTAGGACCGAAGTCGCCATCAACTGCGATATCGTATCCTGCTTCTTTCAGCTCAAACTGAACCCAGAAAGCATCGTTTCCATTGCATGCATACTGAGTAATTTTCTTCTTTCTAGCCTGAGCTTTGGAAGTAACAACAATCTTTGGCTCCTTATATGGGTTTGCCTGCTTGAAAGTTTTGTTAACTACTTCCTGTGCATACTCATACTGTAAGAAGTCAAATGTAAGACCATATGTCCATTGAGATGGCTTAAAGTCTGAAATTACAGTACCGTAATCAATGCCTTTAGCTTCAACTACAACCGGCTTTCCGTTTAACCATCCAAATACACCTACATGACCTTGACGCCATACAATAACGCCATCAGCCCATTTCTGGTACTCTTTTACAGACAGTCTCTTCTGTGCTCTGGAGTACATCTGAGATGAACCCCACTGAATGCCAGTTGCATCTGTGAATACGCCGCTACAGTCGATACACTTGCGGCCAATCATTTTCTTTCTTCTAGCTTTCGCCATATAAGATAGCGTAACAGTCTTTGGATACTGTTTATGCATCTGTTGCATGAATGCTTCACTTAATGGGAAGTTCTTTGCGCCGTAGAAGTACGGTGTCCCAACTAAAGACAAAGCATGCAAAAATACTTCTTTTGCTTTCATTGGCGTTCTCCTTATTTTTTCTTTTCATACTTAGCACGCATAGCCAAGTTTGTTTCTCTAGTTCTCTTTAATGCTTCCGCTTTCGTTTCTTTCTGTTCAGGAGCATTCTTAATAGATGCTAAACGTATAAGCGCTATTAGCCTATTGAAGTTCCATCTTTCAGCCTCAAACGGTATCTGTAATGCAGACATCCAATAATAGATAAGTTCTGATGTAATTATCTCTCTTGAATATCCAGCATTAGACTTTCCGTTCGAATCACTTTTGAATTTTTGGGCAGTCCTTTTATCCTCGATATAATCGTGAATTTTTATAATCTGCTCATTTTTTAATCCTCTTACATCCATAAAGGTATCATCGATATTCATCATTGACATATAATCGATAATCTCTTCTGGAGTTTTTTCTTCTGGAGAACAGAAAGGTTTTTTGTATTTTGCTTCCCATTTTGAAACTGCGAGCAACGAGTGCTCTAGACGATAATGTCCACCCTTTATGTTTATAAAAAGGTTTCTACTATCGTCAAAGAGCTCGCGTTCCTCAATATCGATTTCGATCATTACAGTGGAGAACCGGTAATCGGATCAACTCCAACGTTAGGATTTGCCTGTGGTGCTGCAACCGGAAGTTCTGGCTGAGCTACTGCAGGTGCTTCTGTAACTACTGGAGCGATACCAGCTTTAACAGCTTTCTCGTGATCTTTTCTGATTGCTTCGATTTCATCTTTAGGGAAGATACCATTTACAAATTTTGCAGCGGAATCACTATTGGTAGCTAATTCTGTATACAGTTCATCGTAGAACTTTGTCTGTGTGAATGCCTGAACAACTTCTGGTGTCTTAACGAAGCGAGTACCGTCTGGTGTTTTAACACCGTAAGACATTACGATCAGTCTTCTAAACTCGTCAGCAAGTTTTTCGCCATCCTGAGTCTCGATGATTCTCTTGTACATAGCCTCAAGGCCACCTGGTGTTCTCCATTCAAGATCGATAAGTTCATGCTTTAAAAATCCGAAAGTGAAAGACTGCTCTCTTTCATTTCCATTGAAATCTTTACATTTAATTGGTCTTGTAAACATAATATTTTTCGTCCTTTCTATAAGACCCCCGAAAGGAATCGAACCTCCGGGGGCATTGCATATTCTACAGATTTATTAACCTGCGTTGTTCTGGTTGATAGCACCGAAGATATCAATAATCTGCTGTGGTGTAGGGCAGATAGGATCTGTTGCTTCGTGAGCTTCGATGCCATGCTCTGCATCTGCTTCAACTGCATCAGTACCATACAGCATATCTTCAAGCTGTTTCATCTTCTCATCGGTAACACCTGTACCAAGTGTGGATACCCATAAATGGGAAGCTGGTTTAGCATTTCCAGGCATTGGAATTGGAGTTGTTGTGATCTCCCAGCTGTTTGTAGGTGCTTCCGGAGACTCGTTCTCTGTTGCTTTGGATTTCTCGGTTGGAGATGCTTTACAACCATATACGATATGAACTTCATAACCGTAATCGGTTCCTTCTACATCATTACCAATTTTGCTTCTGTAAGAGAATGCAAATCCCTTACGATCCTGCTGACCGATTTTTACGCCAGATGCGATTTCAGCTGTACCATCACAAACGTCAAATGCTTCTGGAGAGTAGAATGCTTCGATAGTTGCACCGAAGTCTTCTTTGGACAACAGGGACAGATACTTAATGTTATCAGCATACTGCTTGTTCTCTTCACCACCTGATGGTTTCTCAGTTACATTAACAAGACCATTCCAACCATGGCCTGTACCATACCAGTTGCCGGCAGCAACGTAGAGCATTCCTCTATCTACGCCAGTAGAGTAAAGCTTTTCGCCAATTGCGTCCCAAACTGTTCTCATATTGTTTCCTCCTATACAATTGTTCTAAACGGAAAGTAATGCATGTTGTCTTTCTGATATGGCCTTTCCGCCATTGTGTATTCCATATCTAACAACTTGTCCGGAATATCTGATACCGGACTTCTATCAATGTAAATGACAGTATAAGGAGTATTGATAAAATACGCCCTATTGTCAGCATTGACTTTTTCAGGAGCTCCTTGTGTGTATACTATGCAAGGGAACTCCATTTTAGTGTTTACCGTTGGTTGAAAGTATACCCTTTGTTTATCACTGGGTTTATCAGTTGTTCCAAGGATCTCCACTAACTTCCGATGAAGGATCAGTCTCTTCTCTTCCCTGGTCATCGTGATATACCTCCCCTAACGTTATTCTATACCGAGGTCTATCAAGTTCTGGCTCCACGGCAGTAATTTTCCATTTTACGCCATCAATTTCAACATACCTAGCATACGCCTTGTGCTCCTTGAGAAAAGGATTAATTACTACACTAATCTGCGTACTCATAACAATATCATCATGAATACTGGAGCCAGGGGTATACATATTTGCAGTTGGCCTAACATAATACCAGGAATAAGATTTCTCTTCGATAGAGTCCTCATACACACCTGGATATGTTTCGACTTGAACGGCAAAGCCAATTACGCCGTGATCTTTAGCCATAACTTTTTACCTCATTTTGAACTTTTTATCAGCCTGCGTTATTACCTGCTGCAGCACGATTCAGAAGCACTGTGATAGCGCTGAAAGGTTTGATTAACGCACCGGACATTCTGGTTTCTCTCAGATACTCGAACTGGTTGAACTTGATGTCGAAGCCATCGAACAGACCCTGCTCTTTGTTTGTATCGCCACCGATATTGTAATCTTTAGGATTAACAATGATAGCCATCAAAGGTTTGCTGTCGATCTGGACATTCTCCATAACTTCAACAGTTACGATTCTGGAAACACGAAGAGCTGTAGCGAGTTCAGCTTCGCTCTTGTACATTCTGTAGCCATCTCTGTCTTTAAGCAGTAAGCATTCTGTAAGAACATCTTCTGTTGTGAAGCAGATTGGGTTACCGGAACCTTTGTAGTCTTTACGAGCTCTAACTACATCATCGATGAACTGGGTGTAAACTTCAGAATCTGTAGCGTTTGCTGCAACAGAAACATTCTTCTTGATGTTGAACAGTGGAACATCTGTAGCGATAGGTCTAACACAGTTCTCATCGATCTTGTACTCGTCATCGCCAAGTCTACCATCACCGATAAGGATAGCACGGGCCTTTTCCTCATCCAGCATGATGCTCATTTCTTCTTTGATCCATGCAACAGTATCAAAATCTTCGATATCCATAATATCATCGCGGTCTAAGCGCTGGTATTTATAGATGGTTGTTGGGTGGGTCTTTCTCTTTAACAGAGTGAATACTTCAGTAGCTTTCTGGTGACCTTTGATGTAACCTTTAGCTCTTGCTGCATCTTCTGTAATATCTGCAAATACAGATTTAACATTCTTGTAAGGTGTTCTATGAACAGAGCTCATAAGAACTCCTACCCAGGATGTATCTCTACCGATAAATTCTGGTCTTGGGGATGCAGCTTTTGCTTCTGGGAAGAGCATGTTCAAATCTCTTACACCATAATTCTGAGTTGCTGTTGCAGATGATGGCAATTCCATGCCAGTGGTGTCGATGCTATGAGCGATGCAATAATCGCTATAGGTCTGGCTTAAGCTGGTGTTGTTACGTTTAGCGGTATCAATGATTTCTTTAATATCGCTATGGGACAATACATTTTCCTGTACACCGCCGTTTTCTAAATCGTTTTCGAAAGCGCTATGTTTCATTTCGTTACCTCCATTGTCTTCTTCACCGGAATCTTCTCCGGCATTGTCTTTGGCCTCTTCCATGGCTCCAATTGCGGCAGCAATAATGTCTTTTTGCTCTTTTGGCAGTGCTTCAAAATCTTTTGAAAGTTCTGCTCTAGTTTCATCACTAGTTTTGCCGCCATCGGCCAATTTGGCAAAGGCTTCTAAAATTTCTTGTGCATCTTCTGGAAGATTGTTAACGGCATCCATCAAGGTTTTGCCTTTCTCATCTTCCTTTGGTTCTTCTTTGGCATCTGCGTGTTCGATGTCATCACCTTCTTCAGATACTGGTTCATCAGGATCTTTTGGATCTTCTGGGTCTTTAGGTTCATCGTCCTCATCAGAATGAACCATGATTTCACAACTGTCATCATCTGAATTATTCCAGAATACCATTCCTTCTTCTCCATCGACGCCATGCTCAAAGAAAGTTTCGATGTAAGCTTCTGGATTTGCACCGGCTAATACCAAACTTACTTCTGAAATATCGCCATGGACGACATTGCCGTCAGATTCCCTTACATGATTCGCGTAAATTGAAAGTGCAGTAATGCATCCGGAATGAACAAGTTCTTTAGATTCAAGCCCAGATTCATTATCATTAAATTTACCGTATCCGTAGGTCCCTTGTCCGGGCCTATCTTCAAGCAACATCTTACCGACAACATTTTCAGGAGCATTATGCTGGTGGTTCCATACTAATGGAACAACTTTACCATTGCAATGCGCAAATGCGCCGTTACGAATAACTCGTTTATCTGAACAAACAACGTTATTCTTTGTAACCCATCCAGAGAAGTCGAAATCCTTTTTTAGGTCTTCTTTTCTTCCCATTTTGACGTTTCCTCCTTTTGTTGTTTATCGTCACCCGTCTTAATCGGATTCTGCAATTCCTCATCTGTTGCATTCAGATTCTTATTTCTAAGTTCGTCTGCTCTAGGGTCATCGACAGGTTTGAATCCCATAATGGCTCTAAGTTCATTGGATGATAATATTGCATTTCTCGTAAGTTTATCTGCGATTTCAGCAAGCTGAGCTGCAGGAACTATACGGAACGGGTTACGAGAGTATTTAATTCTTTCGCCTTCCTGTAATTTTTCCTTTGGAATCCATTTTCTGGTCATCTCCAAAGTAAATACTTCAAGAATTGGTGCTATCGTTGTTTCGTAATAATTCAAGATAGTCTTTTCGTCGGCAGTTCCATCGAATATTGATTCAGTTAATCCACATTTATTGTAAATTTCCTGTTTAAGGTCTTTTACCTGCTGGTATAAGTTGTTTTCAACAGAACGATTAAGCTGTATAATCTTTTCACTGACGTCGGAATAAGCTACACCATACTTAGAATTAGCAAGTTGCTCTTCCATTTCTTCTGTACGTTCTTTGGCACTTTGTTTTCGCTTGTCAGTTCTTGTCGAATACGGCAACTGAATAATAATGTTCATTTTGCCATTGTATGCATCGTTATCTGCTCTATCCAGCAAAGCCTGCTTAGCAATCAGTCGCTTTGTCAACGAGTTTTTCGCATTCATAATCTCATAAAATGGATTCTGAACGATCGTACAATATTTTTTAGGCATTACGATATCTTCTTTTCTGCCTGTTAACTCGTTGTATACTTTAACCTTTACAACTTGCGGACCCCATTCTACGACTTGGCCGATTCTCATGTTCGTAATATCAGTCACTTCATCGTCTTTATTCGTTTCCCAATGAATAGGGACAGCTGCTATAACTCCTTCGTCTAGCATGGAATAAAAGAACGATATCAGAAATGACTTAGCATCCTGGTCTATATTCGGACTGATTTTTAAACATGTTCCCAAATTACTCTTAACGTCATCTTTATAATTTTCATTATCGTCTACAATGACGTGTTTGATTGCGCATGAAGCAGCATCTACAGCAATTCTTGAGAATATCGTTGACACATCGGACCTTTCCGAGAAAAATGACGGGTATATACGATCCTGTCTTTCAGTCGTCAACGTTACATAAGGCTGTTGCTCATACGATTGATACGGATGGTCACGCCCTCTAAAGGCGTCCCAACTTCGCTTAATTCTTTCGCTAAAAGATGGCATTGGTTATCTCCTTCTTATTTTGAACTTTTATTCGAATAGGTCTGCATTCTCTTTGTATGCGACATATGCATCCAGCATCGCCGCAACATTATCGATTTTCTTATCGTTTCGAAGCTTTGTAAGCATTCTGTTACCATTTATGTCTTCTTTTACAACGCAGTTACCCATTGCAAATTTCATAAGTTCTTCATCAAACAGTAACATTCTTTCTTCTGAGAATTTCTTGAGCTCTCCAAGTGGAACTGACTCTGTTTTAGCACCTTGTCGAACTGTAACAACACCAAATTCGCCATTATCTCTACACCAATTTTGTAGAAATACGTCAGCATTGTACGGGTCGTAGCCAAAACATCTAACATCATAGTCGCAATCGAGTATGTATTGGTCTAAATCCTCATAAACCGCTTGCATTTTTAGCTCAACTCCTTCGAATACTATTAAAGTTCCTTCTTTCATAAACTCAAGATACTTATCATGAAGCGCTGTTGGCAGCTTATCTAGAGTTCTTCTGGTAATGTATGAACGTGTTTTAATACCAAATTCTCCAGTTTTCAATGGAAACATAAACGTAAATGCACAAAAGTCATCTCCTCGTGATAAGTCTGCTCCCAATGAGCATGACATTCCATGAAAAACTTTATGCTTATGCGTCAAAGTTTCATGATATGGGAAATAATAGGTATAACCTTCCATTGGTATACCAAATCTTTTCGCAACAATATCATTTCTTGCAGAAGGGACTTTTTCTGCTCTTTCTACGTCATTCTGATAAGCCTCATACGATACTGTAATACCGATATTCGGATTTGCTTTAATCCATAGCTCTGGATTGTTCATTTCCTCGATTCGATCTAGTCTATACCACCAAATCGAAACGTGTGGGGCATAATAATCTCCTTTTAGTATGGAATCTAGTTCCATTTTTATGGAGTCGCCAACACCATTACGAACTGTACCTTCTGAAGAAGCACTGATGATCCAATATCCTTCTATTTTTGATGCACCTTGTTCGATTGCACCAATTGGATCTTCTCTTAATTCTCCAGATAACCATTCATCAAGAGTCGAGTATTTACATCTCAATCCCTGAAGTTTATCGATAGATAGAGGCTTAATCTCAAGTATCGAGTTCGTGAGGAGGTTTTCTATACCCTTTTTTGTAGATGCTAGCTTTTGGCGAAGAGCTTTTGAACCAGTAGTGTTCTGCATTGAGCCTTCTGTTAAAAACTTAAACAGTCGCCCTCTAGAAACTGTAATCGCAGTCTTAAATAGAGTTGTTACCTCTTCAGACTGTCTCATAGTCGGTGCTGTTGTAATTTGCTGAGTTGTATTTTTATCACATACTAACTCATAAGCCTGGTTATCTGTTAAATATACAGATTTAGCAGCGCCTCGACCGACGATTAAAAACTGCTTTTTAGTCAGTCTTCGTTTAACAATTTTCTTTTTGTACTTCTTTTCTACTGGATCATAAACGTTGTTCTCTTCAAAAAAGAACCAGCATCTAAGTTGCTCATTCCAGAGTTTGAATTCTTCTAGTACTGTTTGAGGTTCACCGTCGACAAGGGTCATTTCGCCTTCGCAAAAACGAATCCATCTTTCTACGGGTTCCCTATCATAATAATATCTTGGATCTTCGATGAGCCTATCAATTCGGTTCATCTCCATTGAGATCTTTTCGTTTACTGCACGTTCTCCTCTTATTACGGAATCTCTAAAAATACCGTAATAATACGGCACGGCAGTATTCGATAACATTTTTAGGTCTCCTTATTTTTTGATTCATCGTTCGATCTTGTATTTATTACCTTTTCTTAGGTTCAGCATTATCATCTTTCCACCAAGTGTTGCGCCTGCTGCGGCTCCAGCACCGATTGCAGGGGGCGCACCAGCTGATGCAATAGCCGACAATGTTGGAGCTGAGAGGATAATTCCAAGGCCTATAAGCTTTTCATATCCTTTAGATGTAACCCTCATTGTCGGTTCACTGTAAATCTCATACTTTGCAGCTGACGCTTTTTCAAGTAAAGATTTAATTTGTCTTGTAGCCTCTTCACTATTACGTTTAGACTCTTTAGACTTAGCGGTCTGCTCTTCTGATAGTTTTTTTAATTTATCAACCTTTTGAGCTCGTGCTTTATTAATAGCATTACTCTTTGATGGTAACTTTGCGCCGAGAACCGCTGCTCGTGCAGAGTTCCTTGATGCTGCTTTTTGATAGTCTTCGGAATCTCTTTTATTTCTTGATCTAGAAGTATCTAAATCATTGAGTCTTTTTTCCAAGCCTTTTGCATTGTTAATGTTATCAACGGACTCTGACTTGTATCTTTTTCTACCAGCGTCAGTCAATGTACCGTCTGGATTTTGATATCTTCTGATGCCCCATTTCTGACCTAAG